GTAAGTCTTTCTTTGTTTTAGTTTTCTCGTAAGAAGCCATGTCGAAGTCAAATCCTTTGATGATAGTGAATGTCTTGCCTTCGTATATAGCTGGTATTCCATTCTTTCTAAGTAGTCTGTACATATGAAGCTCTAACTTAGAAGCAAACTCTATTCCGTCTTCTCTTACTTTAGTAGATCTAGTAATCTGTCTACTCCCCTTTTTCTTCCTCATAATCTTCTTGTATTGATATTATTTCTGGAGCTCCAACTATATTCTCAAAGTAAAAATGTGCATCTTCTTTAGATTTACCAATATAATCTCCGTAATCTACGTCTTTTCCGTCCAATAGCTCCTCTTTAGTGACCACATAATACCTTTTGTAGTTGTTTATACCGTTGATGTATAGAACGTCCTTTAAATCCTCTAAAAATCCGTCATAATAATAAACACAAATGACCGCCTCTCGATCAGTGCATCCTAATTCGCGAGCCAGCCAATGTATTTCATCTGGTTCATAAGCTATTACGCTTACTCCAAAATCTACCTCCAGGTCAATAAAAAAATAGTTGTTGTTGTTGTTGTATCTTTTGAGAACATCTTCTAAAGAAGAATAAACCAAGTAAGCTTTGTCTTCATCTAGTTCTCTACTTAGTATTATTCTGCTTTGATTTAACTTCATCCTTTGCTCTTTCGATATATAAAGTGGCATCCATTAATTCTTGCTTGAGATGTTCAAGCCACTCTAACAAAGATAATGGATTTTCAGATAAAGTCTTGCCATACTTATCAATACCTATTCTGCTTCTTTCACTAAATTGCTTTATGACTCTATCAACTACAGGGTCTGTTTTTGGCGTTGGAAATGTAGATGATTGGTCCCAGTAGTCTAACATCATTTCTCTAACTTATTTTCTTCAGATATATCTTTTTTTAATTGCTCAAGAGCTTCTTCGTATCCAGGCATCCTTTTCATCGTTTCAATAGCTCCAATGATAAGGTCTTTCATGTTGTTCATCTGGGATACTAAGGCAGTATTAACTCCTTGTATATTCTTGGTTGTATTAACCATCTTTATAAGCTCTTGCTCTTTCATAAAACTATATTCCTTTTTATTATTTCTATGTAGTTTCTTAGATCGTCTATTTTGTTAAATTGTATTAAATAGTCTGAATTAGTATCGTAAACCTCCCACCTTCCGTTTTTAACTTCATCATCTACGCATGATACTAAATAGTTATAAGAATCTTTTTTGCACTTCCACACATAATAGTAGTAAGGCTCTTCTCCTAAATCAAAATCATGAATATAAATGGCTTCAAAGCCTAAATCTCTTAAGTCATGTTCTCTAATGCTACTCATAGTCTCTAAGTATTATTTCAAATGTCCACTTAAATATACTAAAATTTATAGCAAAGTATTCATCATCCCAGTAAAAAGCTAAGGTGGGAATTATGTAGAACATGTTAAGATTATCCATTTTGATTATCTTCATAGCTCTAGAATAAATGAGATAGCCTAGCTACTTGTCCATGTAGTTTATCATGAATAAATCCCTCAACGGCTTTGGGAGCATGCTGATAACCATTTCTATGATGCCAGGCATCTGTACCACTTGGGCTTCTTAAACTCTCAATAGTAACCCCTATATCATCTTTAACGATTTTGTGGTGCACATGATGAGTGTAAACATACCTTCTCTGCTTGCTTTGGCCGCCTTCCCATGCATCAGATTCAGATGCCATTAGTTTTGTTAGGTCGTTCCACTTAGCTCCGTCTCCGTGAGTAGTGCAAATTAGGTTTTTTCCGTATGCATAGTACTTTCTGTGGGCAATACTAACATCGAAGGTTATGTTTTCACAATCTCTATACCAATTAGATATAGCGTCAGCTAGGAAGAATCCATGAACGTAGTCATGGTTTGATGGGTTATACATGAAGTGAACATCAGCCACTTGCATTAGTTTATCAATAACTTCTATATAAAGCTTCTTAGCTAATAAGAAATTATCATACCACATTCCATCTGTATCTTGTGGAGTTCCAGAAGTAGTTGTTCTTCTTGGTGTATCTACATGAAGTATATCATTACCAGCAACAAAGATTATCTTTTCAATATCAAAAGCCTGAGCTTTCTGTAGTATTCCATCTACCCCTTCTCTAACTCTTTGTACTGCTACCTGGTTGTTGTATTCTTCGCCAGTTTCAAAGGAAGAAGCTAGCTTCCCTATGTGAACGTCTGCTGGGTCAATAACTAAAAGATGAGGTCTGTTGAGTGGTTCCCTTTTAATTTTTTCATATCTGAAGGTGTGGTTTTTAACATCCTCCATATGATCTTTAAGCATGTCTTCAAAAGTAGGGCCTTCTTCTTGGTCTGCTTTAAATGCTATCGACCAGTGCTTACCCTTGTACCATCCATGTTTTACAGAATCTAAAGGTATTCCAGCTACATCACACTCATTGGCTAAGCCTGGATTTGTTTCTGAAACATACCTAGACTTAAACCAATTTGAAATGTTTCTTCTAATAGTTCTTACATCTTCTTGTTCTATGTATCCTTCCGCAGCAAGTTTTCTGGCCACATCAGTAGGTCTTGTTGTTCCTGAATCATGAATATCAAAAGCACGGTCCTTAATAATTTGATTAGATTTCATCTTGTTTAATTTGATTAAGTAGTTTGTTTGCCTTGTCTATTAAGGTCTGTATTGAAGATATGATCTCGTTTCTATCGGTTTCAAATAGAGAGTCGTATATTTCGCTGACAGATTCTCTCAGCTCACTGCAAACATTGTTTATGTACTTAATACGATGCAATCCTCTATTTGTCTTGATGCTGTATCAGAAGATCTCCGAGTTGTTTGTCGATTTTCTTCAGCCTCCTATAAATTATTCTGGAATCTTTTTTTACTCTTTCTTTCTCTGCTTGAGAGCTCTTGACATCTATACCCATGTTTATTGTGGCGTCAAGGGCGAGCATCCTATCTACAATTTCCTGCTGTTCATCAAAAGAATTAAACACATAATCTAACTCTGTGTTCAAATCGAATTCTGGCTTTAGCATTCTGAAGTGTAATTCTTCTATGTATTGGTTTATTGTCCTGCTCATGGTTGTAAAATTAAATCGTTTTATTTATTTAACAAAATATTTATTAACTTTTTTTTTGTTTTTTAATGATATTTATCGTAATAATGCTTATATATCTCGAAAACTGGCTTTGATAACTCGTGATTCTTGTAGGTTTTAGGTGAAATAACCTTGTCTCCACCAGATTCGATCATCAAACTTATCTCGTCCCAATCTTCTGGAACTGGAGAAACTTTGATTCCATTCTTTAGGCACCAACTCATTGCTTTGTAGTGCTCTTTTGTAGGTGAAAACTTATCTAATTGTCTTGGTCTTCTTTTCATTTAAAATGGCACTTCATCTGAGTTAATATCAAAGGCTTGGTGTGGTTGTGCTACATAAACTGGAGCAGATTCTTCTCTAAACTTTTGAGGTTCCTGGTCCAATCTAAATGTAGGCTCGTTATTACCAACATAATACCTTCCACTAGGTAGGTGGTAGTTAAAGTAAGTGCTTGCACCTATCTCCCCCTGAAACTTCATTTTAACCTTCTCTGTTCTAAATGAGACTTGATTCTTTTTGATTATCTCATTTGTGTTTGGGTCTATTGTTTCTGCAAAGTATCTGAATACACTAAATCCATCATGCGTTTGATTCCTAAAGTCCGCTGATCCAGAAACAGAATACAAGTCTGGATGATTGTATGCTCCATCAGGATTCTTAGTCATTTTAGTTGGGTGAGCGATTAAGAATATAATTACATCATTCATTTGAGCAAACATTGTTAATTTAGTCAGTACGCTCTTGATATTTGAAAGCTCAGAAGAATTGCTATTGTTAAACTCCAGCTTATTAAAGGCATCAATAACAAATATATCTATCCCGTATATAAACATTTGCTCTTTAAACTTCTCCAAAAGCCAATCCCAAGTTGGGAACTCCCCTTTCTCTGGAGCAGTAGTGTATATCTTTTCTTTAGCCCATGTAGAGTACGTTAAAATATCTTCTTTACTTATCCTAGGACAACCAGGATTATCCATCCAAAAGTTCTTCCCATGAAACTTCTCAATGAATGTAGATTGATGCAACTCCATTGGGTGATGTTCTGGAGAGAAAAAAGATGCTTTTAATTTATAGTCCTGAACAAGATTTAGTATATACCACTCTGTAAAGTTTGACTTACCATGTGATGGAATACCGGTCCCCGTTACCAAGTGTCCTCTCATAACTTTAAAATGGTCGGATAGGTTTCCAAAGCAACTTCTTTTAGGATACATTGTTTCTGGAGTTCCATTTTCATAAAGCTCTATTATTCCATCGTAAAGATCATCTATTGTGTAAGTTCCACTTGATGGATACTTCTTAGCATTAGCTATGTCTCTAGCTAAACCAGATTCACTATCCACAATCAGTGTTTCGTTTGCATCTTTGTGCTTGAACAAAACTCTAACACATCTGTACTTTCCTAACCTCTGAACAATCTTATCAGCTACTAGCTCTCCCTTTGTATCGTTATCTGTTGCTATGTAAAACTTCTCTACATCAGACAAATACTTCTCTGAGTTAATCCATACATCATCATTATCGTTTGCTCCATTAGGAAGGCTTATTACGTTTTTGTATCCTGCTTGATGCATAGCTAGAACATCAAACTCACCTTCAACAATAAAAACTTCTTTCTCTCCTATTGCCGCATTTATGTTGTAGAATATTGACTTTCCATTCTTAGACTGAGTAAAATGCTTACCTCCAGATCTATATTTTTTATTAACCAACACATCTCCCTCAAAATAATTATAAACGATATTGTTTACTTTCTTCCCTAGTTGAGGTTGGTAGTATTCTTCTTGAGTGACTCTAAGTTCTTTCAATGTGAACTGCTGAATCTTTCTTTCGTTTTCAATCCACTTAACCATTGCATCAGAAAGCTCAGTGTAGTTGCTCCAATTTTGTTCTGGAAGCGTGTAGTCTGGTTTAATATCCTCAATGCTCTCTTTTTCTCTAATTGATATTGCCTCACAGTAGTGGCACTTAGCAACCCCTTTGTTTAGATTAACGCTAAGAGATTTTGTTTTCTTATGGTCGCAAACTGGACAGTTTATTTTTATCTGCCCATTTGTTTTGTTTGTCTCGATTAAATCCCATTCAAATATGTTTTTCATTAGTATGCTACGTCTTTATGGTTCTTTGGTAAATATCCATACTTCTCAAACTTATTTTCTTTGCCCTTCTTGATAAAGTTTCTAAAGTATCTGTTGTAGTTAGTTTCATCCATCTCAAACTTACCAGTCATCTCTAAGTATTGATTAAAGTCATCTAATCTTTTTAAGAGAGCTGGAATATCCATTTTGTAGTTTGATGAGATTGCCTTAACTAATCTTTCATTTTTTACATAGGCATCTTTTAGAACTTTTATGTCCATAGTTCTAATATTGTTTACATTGTTATCATTGTTATTATTGTTATCATTGTTGTTTGGTGTTATTTGGGTGTTACGTTGGGTGTTATTAGGGTGTTGTTCGGGTGTTATTTGAGTGTTATCACAAGCTTGCTTAGACTGGTAATCATCATATTTTACAATGGTTACGAGCTGATAAGAGGGTGCTACGTTTGTGATGATTTCGTTTGAGTCTTTTAGTTTTTTGAGTGTTACTCTAACTTGCATCTTTGAAAGCCCTAGTTTTACTGCTATTGAGTCGTATGATGTAGCTAATTGACCTCTTTTTATGGTTGTTCCCTTCCACTTTTTATCTTTGTGATTTGCAGTCAAAAGTAAGTGTAAAAAAACTCTCATAACATTGGCATCTTCGTACCATTCCCAGTCTAAAATTTTTCTGTGTAGTGTTATAAAACCGTTATTCATTACCTTCAGTTTCTAGAGACAAAAGCTCTTTTTCTAGTTCCGCTATCTTCTCTTTTACGAAAGATTTCTTAAGATCAGTGTAGAAGCTATCGTCTAATTTTCTATCTACATTATTAAAAAAAGAAATATGCTTATCGCAAGCTTCTTTAATAGCCTTGTAGTCTCGCATAAATCCTTTCTGAAAATTAATTAAATCATCGCATAAAAATATTCCATGCCTTATAGTTGCATGGTCTTTATCGAAATAAGCTCCTATTTTTGCAAGACTAATATTTGTATTAATAGATATTAATTTATACGCAATACTTCTCATTTCAACAATATCTCTTCTTCTACTTTTTAATCCAATTGGACTCATTAAGTCAAATTTAAAATAGTCTTTAATGCATTGTATTATTATTGTTGATCTTGAATCAATTATGGTATTTTTCTTTAGTTTTGACATATAATTTTGTTTAGAAGAAAAAGGGGGTATTCAACAACCCCCTCTATCTATATTACACTTTAATTTCCTTTAAATTCAACGGGTTTAAAAAAATAATTAGAACGGCAGGTCGTCCTGGGCTTCTGCTAATTTTGTAACAGGCTGAAAACTTGTGCTGTTGCTTGAGTTGTTTTGAGAGCCTTTAAATTCATAGCTTACTCCCTCTCCAACATAAACTACATCTTGTTTAGCTTGTCTTTCCTCTTTTGTTTGAGGCTTAACTGCGAAATGAGTTTTAACCATTTGCAAGTTTTCTCCATCATAGAGCACCTTTCTGCTCTCTTGTTTCATTTCGATTAAGTCGAATTTAATTTCCTTGACTGTAACCTCAACACCATCCTTGTTTTTATAGGATCTTGTCTCAATTAATTGCCTAGCTTTTTCAGCATCAATCGAAATTGATAATTTGTTCGCCATTTTAATTGTATTTAATTGTTTAATATACTTGCCAGACCATCTGACAATGAGTTTAAGTAAGTTCTACACGCTTTTATGCGTTCATATAACTTATCTATTGATTCTTGTTCTAAAACGAGCTTAAATCGCTTTATTCTAAGTTCTTCTGGAATATCTTCATACATGTGATTCCTGAAAGTCTCTTCTTCTAATTCCAGGGGAAGGTCAATCAATCCAGTTTTCCATGACAACCTCCTTAATTCATCCTGAATAAGCATGTCTGGAGTATTAACTAAGCAATAAGCTAATTCACTATCCACAGAGTTTGTTAGAATCATGTAACCAATCAGTTGCCATTCATAATCCTTAGTAGGTATCTCAACTCTATTCAATGGAAACGTACTGAAATCCCAACTTGATTTAATATCTATCAATGGATTAACAATATCTGGAGTTCCACATATAAAATCATTCTCAAAAAACTCTTCATTCTTAGATAGATTAGTATTATAAACTCTATTGTACATCTCTATTGCTTCATCCTCAGCCTGAATACCTTTATCCAGATACATGCTAGTTATCTCCTTATCCCTTCCGAATACTTGCTCCTTGTGTATCTCTTGTAGATAGGTCATTGTTGTTTTAGATAGTGGATCTTTCTTTGTTCTTGAATCAACCATTAACTTGCCTAGACTACTACACCTAAATTTATAATCTGAAAAATCAACTCTCATTTTTAGAATCTCTTTTCTCTTCATCCTTTCTCATTTCACTGAGACTATCATGTATTTCATTTTGAGCATCCAAGTATTCATCCCAAAGAAATTCAAATTGTCTTTCTGAGAATTGAACATAAGCATAATCTTTTGTGTTTACCTCCATGTATCCTTCATGAATCGTTACATCAATAGGATCCATTTCCTCGTCTATTACTTGAGTACTTATGTGAGATAGATATTTCTTCTCGCCTTTCTTTGGCTCCTCAAAGTCTATGTTGCAGTAGTGTTTTTTGATTTGCCATGATTCTGGGAAAAATGCTTTTTCTGTTTTTAAGTAATCGTTCATATCTACTTTCTTTTAAAGTCATCTGATTCATCTTCTCCAAACACACCTAACTCATAAAATCCAGTTAGCTTTAATACTGCTCTTGACATTGCTCTCTTTTCAGCCATCTCCATTACATACCATGTATTGCAGTTCCCATCTCTGGCAGTTGCTCCCTTTAGTGCAGAACCAAAAGTTTCTATTACTGCGTTTTCTTTGTTTGCGTTTGCTTTAACAACACAAAAGTTTGATTCACATTTAACTACATCATAGTTTATTTTAATCTTCTCAACGCCTTGGATCTTATCAATACCCGATCTAGTTATAATGGTGAAGTGCTGATGTTTGAATACATCTTCTGGGGTTAGTTCATATTTTAAATAAAGTGCCTTGATTTTGTCTCTGTTACTCATGATTTCTGATTTTAATTTATATTATATTCTGTTAATTTTGATTGTACTTTCTCTATCTCTGATAGTTTTTCAGCTATCTTTTTCTTATAAAACTCTTTTTCTTTTGCGTTAGCTTTCTCCAGATAGTTATTTAAAGATTCTAGTTGAGCATATTTCTTATCCAAAAGAACCTTTTGTCCAGATGGCTTTAGTCCATGCTTGAGTATAAAGTCCAGAAACTCTTCATCAACTAGCATATAGGCATCGCAGTCAGTGTAGTATGCTTCGTAAGATTCCTTTTCTAGGCTGACAGTCTTCTCTATCTTTAAAAGCGTATCGAATATGGCAGTTTGATTCTTTTCTAACTGAAAAACCTTGTAACTATCTTCGTATAAGTTGTATATCTTTTCTACTTTGTCTTGTCTGTTCATCGGATAAATATATAAAAGCGTGTTTAATTATTAAAGGATTTTAACATTTATTTAAGTAATCTGATTTTTGCTTCATCCCATTTGCCCGCAACAATCCTTGTGTTCACTAGGAAATCAATCCTTTTAGTCCACCTCTTATTCATTCTGTCTCTTATAACCCACACTCCATTCATTGGTCCTGCATTTGTTACACAAACTTTTGAGTTCATTTTGAATCCTATTTTCTCAAGGTCTCTGGATACCGCAATAATTCTGTGGCTCATTGGCTTTTCTATGTTGATCCTGAAACCCGTAGCAGTTATGTTAGGCGTGTCGTCTGTTTGTCCAGGTACTGCGTGATAGATTGTTGCTACCACACTAACCCATAACGCTATTGTCTTCATAGTTTTTTCTTTAAATAATCTCTGACTTTGCTCCACCAGACATTATGTTCATATTTTTC